GTCCCCGTGCTGCTCGTGATCGTCAGCCCATTGAGACTCGTCGCCGTCGCCACTCCCAGCACCGGCGTCACCAGCGTCGGACTGTTCGCAAACACCGCCGCACCGCTGCCGGTCTCGTCCGAGATGATTCCCGCCAGTTGCGCGCTCGTGGTCGCCGCAAACACGCTCAGATTGTTCGCCGCATACGCCACTGTGCCGCCGCTCCCAAACGCCACACTGCTGCCATCAGTCCCACTGTAGGTCAGCGTATTGCTCTGTGTCACCGTCTTCCCGTTCGCCACCGTCAGCGTCCCCGTGCTCGTCGTGATCGTCAGCCCGTTCAGGCTCGTGGCGGTGGCGGCTCCCAGCACCGGCGTCGTCAGTGTCTTGTTCGTCAGTGTCTGCGTGCCTCCCACGGTCGCCACACTCGCTGTGTTGGTGCCCGCCGTGGTCACTCGCAGGTCACCCGTGCCCACCGTCAAAATCCCGCTCGTGTGCGTCGCCAGCCAGTTGCCGTTGTTGATGTTGATCGTGCCACCACTCGCCAGAAACAAATCACTGAACCCATGCGTGCTGTTGCCCAGTGCCGCCCCGTCATCGGTGGCCGGATACAACACATTGCCAAAGATATGAGCAGCGCCGCTGAACACATTGTTGCCGCTGGAGGTCTTAAACAACCCCGTGCTCGAGCTGAAATCAATCTGCGCACTGCCCGTCGCCGTCAGCCCGCCGATCACCGGATTCGTCAGTGTCTTGTTCGTCAGCGTTTGCGTGGCTCCCACGGTCACCACACTCGCTGTGTTGGTCCCAGCCGTGGTCACTCGGAAGTCACCGGTATCCACCGTCAGCAGTCCGCTGCTGTGCGTCGCCACCCAGTTGCCGTTGTTGATGTTGATCGTGCCACCACTCGCCAAAAACAGATCACTAAAGCTGTGCGTGCCATCTCCCAGCGCCGCCCCGTCATTCGTCGCTGGCAGCAGCTCCGCCGCAAAGCTGTGGCTGCTGCCGCCAAACACATTCACTCCTGTGGATGTCTTGAACGCCCCGCTGCCCCCGCTGAAATCCCAGGCCGTGCTTCCCGTCACCGTCAGCCCTCCCGTCAGCACCATCGCATCTCGCAGCGTGGCAACCTGGATAAACGTATTCGCTCCCTCCGTGTCGGACAGCACTTTCTCCGTCCCGCTCAGGCTCGTGGTTTCGGTTCGTCCCGTCGTCGCCGCTTGGCTGGCAGGAATCATTGCCGCCAGCATGACCAGCGCATAAACAAGTGTGGTTTTCAGTTTCATGATTTTACAATTTTCAGTTCCCAATTTTCAGTTTTCAGTTTTTGCGGACATTCATTCTCACAGCACATCCACGTCGATTGGCACCTGCACATAGTGCAGATCCACATAGGTGTTCCCGCCGCTCGTCGTGATGTCGATCCCCTGCCCCGGCACACCTACCAGTAGCGGCAGCCCTAGCGGAGGGCGGGTAATGCCCCCGTTCGCAGCCACCGGCAACGGCATGCCAATCGTGGTCTCATTGCTCCGCCAGGTCACCAGCGTCGTCGCATCGCACATCAGCGTCATGCCGATCACCACCAGATAAAATTGATCACTCGCCGGGGCCGGGATCACATTCGTGTCACTCGCGCCCGTGGCGATGGCCGTGGTGCTGTAGTATCGCTGCACCTGCAGGCTCTGCCCGTTGTCTAGCGTCAGCTTGCTGCTCAGGTGCGGACTCATCGCCAGCGCTTCGCCGGGTTCGACGGCCACAAAATGTTTGCCCTTGATGTGATGAACTCCCATAAAATAAGTGAATTGAGGTTTAGGCATCCTGCCGCCGCAGCCACCACTTGGTCTGCAACCGGGGAAATTCGAGGTCTTGCAAATTATCGGCCTGGGCGTCGCCGTCATTCTCACGGCTCGCTGCCGTCTGGTACTGCCCCGCCTGCCGCATCCACGCGGCCTCGGCATAGCTCAGCACCGGTTCTCTCAGGCACTTGATCACCTGCGCCGTGCTGCTGCTGGTGTCCGTCAGCACAAATTGCGGGCATACCGGCTTCCAAAAGCCAAACAAGGTCGTGAATGATGTCCCCACCGTGATCCCCGCCGCTGCCGTGCTGCCGGCAATCCAGCTCACCGTCGTCCCCTGCACCCGTGGATCGGCACTGTACAGATTCCAAATGTGCGCATCCCCCAGGTCATTGTAGTTCAGCAGGCCGTTCGTGGGCGTCAGCGTGCCTTCCTGCCAGGCATCCTCCCACGGATACAGATCATACACCCGCCGGTACGCCAGGTTCCAGCAGCGCAGCAGCTGCGTCTGGGTCTGGGCCGGCACGCCGTCAGGGTTCAGCGTTGCATCCAGCTCATACCCCACCAGCCCGCAGAATTCCGCGAACAGGCTTTGCACACTGATCGTTGCCCGTGCCATCTCAGGCCGCCTCCTCTCTGCTCTTCGCCGTGATCATCGGTTCTCCCTTGGGCGCTGCCACAATGACATTCGCCACCTGCGGTTTCGCCACGATGATCGCTGCCTTGTGTTGCACCGTGGGCTTGAAGCAGAACCAGTCATTGTCCCGGATCAACTCCTTGCAGAACTCATTGTTCGTCGCCAGTTCCCAGCCGTATTCATCAGCGATGCTCTGCCGCAGCTGTTCATCAATGCGGAACCAGCACTGGCCCAGGCCGTTGATCACCGTGTGCCGCGCCTTGTAATTCTCGATGCTCAGCAGCTTCTGCCGCTTGATGCCTTCGGCACGCCGCCACAGCACCCTTGCTTTCCATTGCTCAAATTTGCGCCGCGCATAGGCCACGTTGCCACCGCAGGCGGCAACGATCTCTTCGGGAACATCTTTGGGAAATTTCATCTCAGGGCGGTGTGGTGGCGGCTCCAGGTCGTTTCCTCTTGGGAGAGGGAATCAGTCGTTGCGGCGCCACTGCGCCATGTAGGTCGGGATCGCCTGCAGGCCGAAGGTCTGCTTCGTCGTGCCACGGCGGCCGCTGCCTTCGGGCTTCAGCTCCTGCGCGCTCGGTGCCGTGCGCACCCGCAGCATCATGAAGCGGAAATCGACCCCCAGCGCCTCTGCCTTCTGGTTCGTGGTCTGGCGCAGATACGGATGCTTCTGCATCCGCGCCGTGCCGTTGTCGCCGGTGTAGGTGTCCACCACGTTGATGATCTTCTTGTCAGCGGCTTCCGTGTTGAAGCGGCGGATCACCGTGGTGTTCGTGGGTGTGGCCACAAAACTGCCGAATTTGCTCACCTGCTTCTTGAAGGTGGTGGTGCAGAAGATGTCCAGATCCAGATCCTGCTTGAGCGCGTTGTAAATCGCTTCAAACGGATCCATCACATTGTCTTCGGTCAGCGCGTACGTGCCGTCGCTAATGGCCAACGTTGGCACCTGCGCTGCTTGCGGCCGGAAGGCTGCCGGCACCACCACGGGGGTGTCCGTTTGCAGGCCGATCCGGGCTGTGTCCAGAATCTGGCACTCCAGCCCCCGCGTGGTGAAGGTGTCCGTGCCGTTGCCGATGCCGGACTCCTGTTCGCCGATGATGATGCGCTCCGCGCTGTTGATCTGGAACTCCAGGTGCAGATCCATTTCGTTGTCGAAATCGCTCGCGCCCCCGGTGCCAAACACCGTGTTGCCTTCTGCCACTTCGCCGACTCCAAAGTATGTCGTCTTGTGGTGGCAGCGGCCATACAGCAGATCGCGGTTGCTCTTCGTGGTGGTGTTGCCTGCCGCCCACAGCACGCCTTCAGGGCTGCCGGTGTTGTCCGGTGCCACCGGGAGGCGGAAGGGGTATTGGAACAGTTTCGCGTCTGGCACGTCCGGACCTTTCTTGATCCGGTTGTAGATCGGCGCGGTGGTGTGGTTGTAATCAGGCCCCAGCACGTCATAGACGTCGGGCTTGATGGTGCGTTGCGTGGCTTCTGTGACGATGGCCATGAGAGTGTCTCCTTGAAATAGGGTGATTGAATTAGGGTGCCGCGCTCATTCGATCTTCTGCACAAAGGCACGGCGCATTGCCATGCGGGCAGTCTGATCGCCTTGTTCCGCCTGGCTGCGCAGCTTGTTCAGGTCGGTTGTGCTTTCCGCCGCACGGGGCGTTTTGCCGTCGTTTCTCTCACCGTCATTCGGAACCTTGGCCTTCGGCTTCACCTTGCCGGGGTCCACTTTCACCGTCTTGACTCCTCGCGCCTTTTCTTCCCGCGCTTCCCGGCCTGCTTTCGCATCGGCCAAAAATTGCAGGTACTGCGGGTCGCGCATCATCTCGGGCACTCTGCCGAAGAACTTGCTCTCCCGTGTCGGCACCGCAGGCTTCACCAGCTCTTCAGCCGGCACGCCCAGGGTTTTGAGCGTGGCCGCATATTCGGCCAGCTCCGCTTTGCGGGTTTCTCCCAGCTTCGCGGCGTTCTCTCGCTGTTCTTCATAGTAGTCCAGCGCCTTCGCCACTTGGCCCGCCGTCATCGGCAGCTCATGCTCCGTCCCTTCCTGCCACACTCCGCCTTCCAAATGATTCTCCAACCAGCGTACGCGTTGCCGCGCCACACTGATCAGGTCCTTCACCTCGGCATCCACCTGCTCAGGCGTTGTCGCATGGGCCAGCGGGGCGGCCTCACTCGGGGCCAGCACTTGCGCGGGTTTGGCTCGTAGGGTTTCCAGCTCGCCTCTCAGCTGCGTCACTTCCTTGCCTCGGTCGCTGTTCTGCTTCAGCACGGCTTGCGTCCGCTTCAGCAGGGCTTTGAGTTCTGGATTCTTCGCAGCATGCTTGGCCAGCCCACTCACCAGTTCGTCTTCGGATTCTTCCTCCTCAGATTTCTCGGCGGCGTTCGGATCGGCTTCGTTCTCTTCTTCCGCCTGCTCGGTTTCGGTCGGAGTTTCCTCCTCCTCTTCGGCAGCGGGTTCTTCAGGTTCCTCACTCGGCTCCTCTTTGGGTGTCTCTTCCGCAGGCTTCGCGGTGGCAGCCATGAAAGCCCGGCGCCTCTCGGCGGGGCTCAGCTCTGCGACACCGGGCGAATACTCCAACGGTTTGGAGGGTTCGGGATTGGCCATGCCTGGGCTGGACGCCTTTGCGGGCACGACAGCAGCCTTCCCCGTCGGTCCCGCCATCATGGGCGTTTCCAACTGGGCAGGCGCAGCCTTCGCAGCAGCTTTCCCGGACACAGCGGCAGGGCTGCCAGCGGCCCCCGAATTCGTTTCTACAGGCGTTGATGTGGATTTCATCGCCCGCAGTCAACCACCCTTCTCCCCCCCCCTCAAACTTCGGCGTGCCAGAATGTCCAGAAGTACTCAGAATATCCCAAAGTCCCGCCTCTGTTCGTGTTACGGGCTGCCAGCCCGTTCTCCAAGTACGTTGTTGATTCGCTGCTCCACAGCCCCTCACTTGGCCACAAAGAACTCCCGCAAATCCTCTGGCACCGTCCCCTGCTCACACAGCTTCAGCACATCCTCCAGCAGCTCGTCCAACGCATTCGCTCCCCCTAGCTGGTACCGCGTGTCCTGCCCCTTCCACGCATCCGCCTTGCCCGCATCGCACAATTTGAGGCTGCGGAAATACATCAACTGCGCCAGCGCCTTGACCGCCGGGTCATCATTCTTGCCCAGCAGCGCCGCCTGCAATTCTCCCATGGATGGCCTCAATCCAAACGCCTCCGGCAACTCCACCACCCGCGTTCTCTTCCGTCCCAGAATCCAGTTCATCATCTTTTTCATACGCGTTTGCTAGGGTTTGCAGTGGTTTTTGCTGGGAGCGCCGACATTCTGTCGGCTCTGGTTCCCCGTTCTTTGTTGATTCGCTCGGATTTCTTCATTCGTCATTCCCTGCCCCCCTCACTTCCCTTGATCCAGCTCTTCCGGCGTATTCGGCGGCACGCCCGTCCGCCCCGTCTGCTTGTTGGTCGTCTGCTGCTGCTGCTGGAACTGCAGCATCTTCTCTTCCTTCTGCAGCATCAACGCGATCGTTGGATCGTTCTGCGCCTTTTGCATGTTGCCCGGCGTCTGCGCCCACTGCTGCAGCACCTGCAGTCGCAGCCCGGGCGCGCTGACATTATCTTGATAGTCCACTGGAATGCCGGCCATGATCTTCGTGATCCGCAACTCCTGATCCGCCTGGATCTGCCCCGCCGCCGCCGGAGCACTCAGCACCAGTCGCCGCGCATACATCGGACTCAGCAGGCTGGCGATGATCTGCATGCCTTCACTGGCGTTCACATTGCCGCCACGATCATTCTGCACCATCTGCCCATAGACCTTGATGAACTTGTCCGCCGCATCGTCTCCGTAGCCGTCCAGATGCACGCCGATATGAATGTCCGCCTCGCCTTGCAGTTGATCGCGCGAGGTCGTCAAGCTCACCGCCCGGCCCGCAATGCTGCTCACCTGCAGCTCTTCCACGTTCTGCTGCACGCACTTCCACAGCCCTCGCAACAATTCGCGATACACCCGCACCGCCCGGAACATCACCCATTCGCTGAACCGTTGCCGCGCCTCATCAGTCGTGTCTTCGGCATCGAAGTAATACCGGTTTACCGCACGCTCCACCAGCTCGATCATCTTGAATGTGCCCTGGTCAACCGGTGGCACCAGCATGAATTCACTGGCCTCAAAGCTGGTCCCGCTCCGCCGTGCAAACAGTTCTTTGCCGGGCTTCACCCCCACATGGTCTTTGGCCCCACGCAGCAGCGGCGGATTGCTCCCCAGCTGGCCGCGCGCGCCTTCACTGTCGAACATGTCTTTCACGAAGTTCTGCTTGTCCAAAATGATGTCACAGGCCCCACGCGCCAGCATCGCATACGCCACCGGCTCTGCCGTCTCCACCATCAGCGGCAGCTTCTCGTGGTCCGTCTCCTGCCACATGATCAGATCCTCCTCTTCCTGCATGGCCGGATGGAAGATGCACTTGATGATCCGTGGCAGCCCGGCGCTGTCCACCACCCGCCGGTACTGGTAGATCACCAGCCAGCGCGGCATTTGCTCCAGCGCCTGGCTGCTCGCTTCCAGACCCACCCCCACCCCGTTCGCAATCCACCCTTGCAGCTTGCCTCCCGATCCACTGCCCACGCCCGTGTACAGCGTGTTGAACAGTTTGTTTTTCTGGCTTTCCAGCAGCTTCTTTTTCGCCTTCGGGTTCCAGTTCTCCGCTCCCTTGGCACTCCGCACCTCGATCTCCGTTTCCGTCAGGTACTCCGGCATCGAGAACCAGTCCGTGCCCCCTTCCCCCGTCATGTCATGCGCATGAATGAAGTTGATCCATGGCACCAGCACCTTCGTCACCGGCACGCCGCCTTCATCCTTGGGCACCTGGTATTCAACTTCTTCACCCGCGCTCTTGCGCAGGTTGCTGATCACTCGCCGCGCTTCCCGGTCACTGATCAACGGATCTGCCAGTTGCACCAACGCCACCTGGTCCTCACGCGCTGGCCCTTGCGCCGCCAGCATGTCCTCCAGCATCTGCGTCACCTGCTCGGTCAGGGCCTGCACCACCTCCGGCGTCAGCACTTCATCCGGGTTTTGCCCCGCTTCCTGCGCCGCTGCCTGCCGTTCATTCACCTGCTGCTTCAGCCAGGTGTCCGTCAGGATCTGGAAGGTCATCTTCTTAAGCTCCATGCGCTGCTTCTTCTGCCAGTCCGGCAGCAGCCCGCAGTACCCAAACTCCTCCACGCACACGTTGAACAGATCCATCGCCGCACCAATGGGCGCTTGCTGCACGTCCAGGAAATACTCCATCGTGCTCTGCCAGACCGCCGCCATGTCCTGCCCGGTCGGGTTCTGGTTCGAGTCCGCCACCTGCCGCGGCGCGATCCTCATGTCTCCCCGGTTCACCACCCCCGCGCGGATCAGCATCAGTCGGCGGATCACCGTGTCTGCCAGTGGGATGCGCAGGTCCGGCGCTCCCTTCCACCGGAACATGCGGTCATTCTCTTCCACCGGTCCCCGTCGTCCATCAGGCTGCTGCCCCTGCCAGCAGCAGCGCCGCGTGTTGTGGCACACCTCCATGCGCGTGAACACATTCATCGCCGTCGCCGCAATCACGGCTTCACGCAGCTCACGCGCCAGTTGCTCAGGCTTCGCCTGCTGGCGTATCTCCAGCGTCGTCAGCCGGTCGTCTTCAGTTTTTGGCATAGCAGTTCATCAGGTTAGGTTCCCTCTCCCAAGAGGAACCGCCCGCGTCATGCAGCCATCCCCACCATGCACCCCTTCCCCCTCTTGTCAAACGTGTCACGGGCTGCCAGCCCGTTCCGTTCCGGCAAACCATCGTCAACCACCGTCAACGCAGCGAAGCTGCCTTCAGCCACCGCAAACGCTGCGCAGCAGCCCTCCCCCTTCACTTCCTCATCTCCCCCCACAGCCTCATCACCTGCCCCGTTTCAAACCGCCAGTTGTTCCCGGGCTTCATCACGTTCACCAACGTGCCGCACCGCACCAGCTTCTTGACATAGGACACCCCGTTGCCGGTAAACCCCCAGTGCTCCAGCAGCGTCGCCACCGTGTACGTGTTCAACATCAGCGGCGGATCATCCCCCCACTGCTTCGCCAGTTTCTTCGGCAACGGCGCATTCACATCGTCATTCATGATCATAAAAATAGCTTAGTCTCGGCATCCGCCTTCACTCGTCAGTTGCACATCCCCCCAGTGCTCCGGCTTCGAAATCACCAGATACCTCAGCGCATCAATCGGGTCCTTCGTCGCCCCCGCACCGCCATCCTGCCCTGTCCACACCCCCATGCAGAAAATCAAGTTCTGACACGTCTCCGCCACATACACACTCGGCGCGCGTCCATGAAACCGATACATCCCCTCCGGTGTCACCCCGGCCTTTTCATCGTCGTAAAACAGCCGGTCATTGATCATCCCCACCCCCTCCTTGATTTTCGTGCTTCCCGCCTGCGCCCCACTGTCGCGCCCCGCGCTCACAAAATGCAGGTCATAGATCACCATCGTTTCCAGCAGCGTCTCGCTCGCGCTGTGAGACTGGCTCTCCGTGTTGCCCGACCGGCTGTCCATGATCCGGCACATGTCCAGCACTTCGATGCGCCCCTCCTCGCCCGGGTGTTCCAGCGCATACAGCTCCTTCTCCACCCGCTCGATCTCATCCGCATACTCACGGAAGCCCAGACCCCACAGCTTCTGCGCGGGGCCCCGCTCCCCGTCCGCCTTCGGCGCCGCACTCTTCTTCTTCCCATCTGCCTGGCTCGTGCTGCGCAGCGTCGCCCACGGCCCCGGATTGCCCACGTTGCCGGCCACAATCCAATCCCCCTGCTGCGGCCACTCACGCGCGATCCAGATCAATGGCTCTCCAATCGGATTCGGACACACCTTCGCCCACAGCATGAACCAGTTCCGCCCATCCGTACACGGGTCCACCACATGATACCACGTGCCTTCCTTCGGTAGCATTGCCAGCGGTCGCACATGCGACGTCGCGCCAAATCTCGGCAGCGCCACTCCCGTGATCTTCGTCGCCACCCCATACGCCTGCCACAGCCGGTCTTCCCGCGTCAGCTTGGCCAGCCGTTTGCGCTGGCTCTCCCAGTTACCCCCAAACGGATTGTCATAGATGTGGAAGAACATCACCGCCGTCGGCACTTCCTCGGCATCATTCCACATCACCCGTGGCACCTTCTCATACCCGATCACCTGGCCTCCCTTGATCTTCGGCAGCAGCTCCGCTTCCACCTCTTCAAGAATCCGCGCCTTGTGCGTCAGCAACGCCACCGTTTGCGTCAGGCCATTCTTCGGTGTGAACGTCACCAGACACACGCCCTGCAGCAGCCGCGGCAGCAACGGCCGCAAATGCAGCTTCCACGCCTGATGCAGCTCCGCCTGCATCCTTGCTCCCTTTCCGGGTATTGGAGTCCCGGCTTGAGCCGGTTCCGGACAACCACCGTCAACCACCGTCAACGCGGCAGCGCCGCCTTCAGCCACCGTAAACTTCCGAATAATCCCCCGCCTCACCTGCACCGCCTTTTCCAGCGCCGGAATCAACCTCCTCGTCATCCCCGCCTTCGTCACCAGACGCCTGCACGATCCCTCCACCCAATCGAGCGGCACCATTTCATCCGCCCACACAAAGTCTGGCCTCGGGCCTTCCAACGCGTTCACATCCCCTCCACCATAAAATTTAAACAAAGACCTCGATCCGTTCGGCAACCCAAACGCATTGTCCGTGAACCCGTTCACCTTGTTGTACGTCAGCTTCGTCTGCGCCGACTTCTTCAGCTTGCCCGTCTCGCTGCGAAACTCCTGGGGCAGGTAGCTGTAAATGATCCGCTGTGGCACCTCCCGCGATGAATCCTCATCCAGCGAATGCTGCCAGCACAGCCAGTCATCATTCTCTGCCATCGCCATGTCAAACCGCGCCGCCCCGTAATAACTCTTGCTGCTCCCATTCCCCCCCAGCACCGCAAAGATGATCGGATCACCCGGATTCTCCAGCCTCAGCTCCGCCAGCCGCCAGTCCGCCTCCCGCCAAATCGGCGGTTCATACCCATGCCGATACGGATCGGCCAGCTCATCCGCAATCATCCGCGCCCGCTCGTCCACGAACTCCAGCACCTGCTCCGGAGCCATCGCCTGCACCCCCCGCACCCCAATCTGCACCGGCAGCTTCCCCAACTCAGTCACCTCATCCCACCGCACCCGCAGCCGCCCATACACCGGGTGCTCCCCCTGCTCTTCAAGGATCGGCTCCAGTGCCGCCCGCAACTTTTCCTTCACGTCATTCATACCATCTCCTATTGTTTCAGAGTTCCCCATCTTCACTGGGAGCGCCGACATCTGTCGGCTCCGGCTCCCCCTCCGTTGTTGATTAGATTCACTCCCGCCCCGGCAGCTCAAACACCATCCCCGCCGCCGTCACCTCCACCCCCTCCAGCTTCGTCCGCTTGTGCGCCAGCGGAAACGCCAGCCCGATCTTCCCCGTGTAGGAGATGCGCCAGTCACCCCGGCCCGTGCCCGCCAGCCTCACCCGCTTCGTCGCCTTGTCCGTTCGCGCATACGGCACCGCACCGCTCACCTTCACCAGCCGCGCCTTCCGCGCCCCCAGGTCACCGTCCAGCCTCAGCAACTCCCCAGACTTCACCCCCAGACGGCTCACCAGCTCAGGACTGATCGAAAGCCTCAACGTCCCAAAACTCTCCCCCGCGTTCTGTCTCACACAGTAGCACAGCCCCGCCATCCCCGACCCCGCCTCCTCCAGCGGCTCCCAGTGAAATCCTCCATCCATAGGTTGTGAATCATGCGTCATCGTTCTTGTCCCTTCCATTTCAGTTGAACTCAAAATCTCCGGCTCGTGACACGGGCTGCCAGCCCGTTCCGGTTTCAGTGTGCTCCGTTCCGGTTTCAGCGTGATCCGTTCCGGCGGCAATGCCTTCACCTTCACCGCCTTCACCCCGCTCGGCTCCTTCAGCAGTCGCTGCAGCTTCCTCAAACAATTCGCCTCAATCTGCCGAATCCGTTCCCGCGTCACACCCAGCCTCTCACCCACCTCTTCCAGCGTCTGCTTCTCCTCCCCAAACCGCAGACTCACCACCAACTGCTCCCGCTCCGAAAGCTTGCCCATTGCCTCCCACAGCCGCCCCACCATCCCGGCATCATCCCCCAGCAGATCCTCACCCACCGGAGCCGCCAGCGTGTCCATCAGCGAAAACTCCCCCGACTCATCACCTCCCACCGGCGCGTTCAGCGATGTCATCGGCGCACGCTTGCCCTTCCGCCAGGCCCCCTCCGGCACATGCACCGTGTTCCCATTCGAGTGCATAAACTTGCACACCCCATTGTGAATGACCCGATACGCAAACGTCCCAAACGTCGTCCCATAGCTCACATCGTACTTGGCCGCCGCCCGCAGCAGCGCCATCCGCCCCTCCTGCAGTGCATCCTCCCGCAGCATCTCCGGCACGATCTTCCTCACCACCCTTTGCACCAGCCCCTCATTCTTCGCCAGCACCCCGCCCTGCTCCTCAACACTCAGCTCCCGCCCCTGCCCACCTTCTTCCTCCTCCTCCGGCACTTCAATCACCTCGTTTGGATTCATCTCTGCGGTCTCCATCCTTGTCTTCAAACCTTCTCCTTCCACTCATCCCCTTCGGTCCCATCACTCGGCTCAGTCACCGGCCACTGCCTACTGCTCACCGCTTTCAACGGCTTCCTCTGCCGGCATCTCAACCTCCTCCCCCACCGTCTGCTCCCGCACCTGCCTCGGCACATCCGCCAACCTCGCGATGAACATCGAATCCCCCTGCGGAATCGCATTCCCCTTCACCTGCTGAAACAGCACCGGGTTCAGAATGTCCGCATGCAGCCGTAGCTCCAGCCACTCATTCTCCCCCGCCTTGTGCTTCAGCACGATCCCGATCTCCCGCTGCCGCTTGATCTGCCGCTTCCCGTCAAAACCCGGCACCACCCCCGTGCACGCCATGATTCGTTTATAAATGATTGTCGCCATCGTCTGGTATTTCCTATTGGTTCATTGTTTCCTAAAATTCCCCCATCCGGCTTCCGTTCCTTCCGTGTGTTCCGTAGGCCTCATCTCCGGCCTCTGGAAAACCACTGCCAACAACCGCAAACGCTGCGCTGCAGCCCTACAGCATCGGCTCCCCCTAATCAGCGCCGCCCCCGCTCAAGCTCGGATGTCCCGGCGGCACCCAGTCCGTCCCGTTCCACTGCATCCGCCCCCCGCCCTTGCTCACCGACTTCCGGTTATCCGTCATCGTCGCCGCCGTGACCTCCTTCTCCTGCTTCCGCTTCACCGCCATCGTCTCCTTCTCGTAGCCCGCCCGGTACTTACTCGGATCATTCGTGCTCAAACTATTCGTCGTACTCCGCAGCCGGAAAATGCTCTTGTCGAAATAGAACGCCAGCGGCGTCCCATCCGTCGTCGTCGGCCCATCCTTGTTCTTGCACAAGTCAAAGCCCATGTACTCATGCTCGCTCGGCTCCCCATCCTCACCCTGCGTCAGACCCTCCGGCGGATCACAAATCATTCCAATGTAATCCGCATCCTGCTCGATCTGCCCACTCTCACGCAAGTGCGCCAGCGTCGGCCTCTCCACATCCCCATCACGGTTCAGCTGTGCCAAGCTCAGCACCGGCACATCAAACTCATGCGCCATATGCTTCAGCCCCGTGCTCACCTCACTGATCATCGTCTGGCGGTTATACTGCGCCGCCTTGCTGCTACTCGTCACCAGTTGCAAATAGTCCACCAAAATCAAACACCTCGGCTTCCCATCCGTCCTCTCCGGCAATCGAGAAATCACCATCCGCGCCGTCGCCCGCAGCTCCTGCACACTCATCCCAAACGACTCATGCAAGTAGATCGGAGCCTGCTGCAGCAGCTTCACCGCCTTCGTCAAATTGTCGTGATCATTCCGACTCATCTGACCATTCCGCGCCTGGCTAATCGGCACCGTCCACTCATTCAGCAGAATCCGTCGCGTCAGCGCCCGGTCCGTCGTCTCCAAAGAGAAAAACAGCACCGGCACCGGAGCCTGGTCAAACTCCCCATACTGACCCCGACCCGTCGCCACATTCAGCGCCAGTTGACAAGCAAACACCGTCTTACCCCTCGATGGCCGCGCCGCCACCACAAACAGCCCCGTCTTCAACCCATTCAGCACCTGGTCCAGCTCCGTCAGTCCCAGCAGCAAACCACCCGCAATGTGCCCCCGATTCTCATACGCCGTTTGAATCTCCTTCACCACCTCCGGCAGCACCTCCTTGATCAGCCGCGTCCCCTTGCGCGAGCTGCTCTCATGCAGGTTAAACAAATCCCCCTCCGCCTTTTCCAGCGCCGCCTTATACGGCACTGTCGTATCTCGCGCCCCCGCCACGATCCCCCACGCCGCCTTGATCATGCCACGCCGCACATGCATCTCCTCCAGCACCGCCAGGTGCTGCAGGAGTGCCCCACGGATCGGCGCTTGAAACACAAACCACAACCTGCTCACCTCCGCCGGGCCGCCCACCGCATCCAGCTCATTCCGCTGTCGCAGCATCCCCGTAAACGTCGGCAGTCGCAGCTCCTGCCCACTCACCTGCAGTTCGCTCACCAGCATAAACATCGTCAGCCGCGCCGGGTGCCAAAACAAATGATCCTTCAGCCTCGGCGCAAACTCCTGCCACACCTCCGCACCCGAGTTCATGAGCATGCTCAGCAGGCACTCCTCACTTTCCGGCGCATCCGGCAGCGCCACATTCAACCTCGGGTCAGACCCCGCCACCTCACGTTCCCGCCGCTCCTGCGCCGCCGCCGCATCCTGCCATTCTTCCTCATCCGTCCAATCGTTCATACCAGTTACTCCCAGAGTTGACTATCGTTTACAGTAGTTTCCCAGATCCACAAAAGCCCCTGGAATCCCACACGTTTTAAGCCTCTCGGCATTTTCTCGCCCATACGCGATCAAACACGAAGGCGCTCCCGCAGAAGTCCCCGCCCGGCGTCCGTCCACATGACAGAACGCAATTCGCCCCTTGATGAACAATAGGGCAGAAGCCACCGGCCACACGCCATCAAACCATGTCGCCGTCTCAGTCCTGGCAAAGATCAGACAGATTCCATTCCCATGCTGTGCCAATCGCCACACCCATTTCTCCGTCTCATTCCCATACGGAGGATTCAGCCACACACGGCCAAACCACGGTTGTTTCAGACCATCATCCTCCACCGTAAAGTGCTGCTTCGCCGTCGCCCAGGGCCGTTGAATTGGGCTGCACGGGTCCAAATCAAACGGCCCCAATACATCCGTAATCTCCTTCGGAGTCAGCCACTCATCTTTCCCGCTCGAAACCCGTTCATGCCCACACATACCAGATTTCACCGCCGGTACCTCACCGGCCAAAAATTCCACCACACTACTGCGCGGCATATGCAACGCCCCTAGTTCAAGTTCTCTCGTATAATCTTCAGGCATTTTTTAATCCTCAGTTTTTTTGCTCTTCTTTCGCCCCCCTTGCGGCCATACCTTCCACCTCATCTCTGCGGTCTTCGAATCTCTCGCGGTGTAAAATTCCGGCTCAGCGTGTCCCCGCCGCCCTCTTCCTCTCCTCGATCCACACCACGATCTGCCGCCGCGCCAAATCACTCACCCCCTCCCACGTCTCCGGACTCGGCTGGCCGGCATAAATTTCCGCCCACGCCACCCGCCAGTCACAAGGAACCGGACACTCAAACCCACCAGTGTCTGGTCTTGTCCCTTTTGGCGTCTCTTTGCGGCCATCCTCCGGTTGGGTCTTCGCCCGCAAAATCCGCAGCTTATCCCCACGCTCCAGCCCCGCCCACAGCGCACACCCGATCCCCAGC